AGTATTACAAAGGTGTTCGTTGACGACCTAGCTGCAATGCTAACTTACGTTGAGATGAACAAACTTAAACACAGTGCAATATTTGAATTTACTGAGAACGAATATCCCATAGCTCTTAATATGTTCATTGGCGGAAAGATATCCATTGAAACTCTAAGAATTATAGATGATTTTTATCCTTTACTTGAGAAGTGGACACAAAATGTATCAGTAAAATATATTTGGGATAACGAACTAAGACGAATTAAAAAGTTGACTGGGTTCGTTAAATACGATAAGATTAAGATCGAAAAGATTTTCAATCATTTCATAGAAGAAATTGCATAGTGATATTATGGGCAAGACATACAAGAAACACATTGATGAATTTTCCAGTGAGCGTTCTGGAAAAGGTGCTAAACATGCCAATGGTCGAAAGACTGGCGGTATGAAAACGCTAAATAGTTATGTTGAAGAAGATTATGATTTTGACGACACACCATTTGATGATGATGTTGAAATAAATGATGAGATTACAATTAAACATACTAAAAATACTTAACATACTTTTATACAAAGGAAATACGAAATGGATATTCAAGCACTCCGCAAAATGCGCAACTCAGACTTCGGTAAAATCGCTGGAGAATTCGAGAAGATCGCCAATCCCCAAACCGAAACCAAGTCCTACAATGATGACCGATTCTGGCGTCTTGAAGGAGACAAAGCAGGTAATGGTACAGCAACCCTACGATTCTTACCTCGTGTAGAAGGTGACGAACTGCCATGGGTGCGTTTGTTCTCTCATGGTTTCCAAGGACCAACTGGTAAGTGGTACATCGAGAATAGTTTGACTACTCTTGGTGAGAACGATCCTGTCGGTGAGTTGAATACTCAACTGTGGAATTCTGGTTCTGAAGCCAACAAAGAGATTGCACGTAAACAAAAGCGTAAGCTAAGTTTCATTGCCAATGTTCTTGTTGTTTCCGATCCGAAACATCCAGAGAACGAAGGTAAAGTATTCTTGTTCAAATTTGGCAAGAAGATCTTTGATAAGATCATGGACAAGGCACGACCAACTTTCGAAGACGAAAAGCCAGTCAATGTGTTTGATCTTTGGGAAGGTGCTAACTTCAAGATGCGTATGCGTAAGAAAGATGGATACGCAAACTATGATGAGTCTGCCTTTATGGAGCCATCAGTAGTTTCTGAAGATGAAGACAAGCTGTTGAACATCGTCAACTCTCAGCACAAACTATCAGAGTTTACTGATCGTAAGAACTTCAAGTCTTATGATGAGTTGAAGAAGAAGTTGAACGAAGTATTGTCTGGTGATGCTTTTGCTAGCAAGTCTGCTGCAGAGATTGCTGAACAAGAAGATCGTCCTGTTGCATCTGCACCTAAGGTAGCAAGTAAACCTGCACCAAAGATGGCAGAGATCAATGATGAAGACGATGATGTTATGTCTTACTTTGAGAAGATTGCTAAAGAAGACTAATTAATACTGCTTAAGTATTGAGGGCTACCATTGCGGTAGCCCTTTTTCATTATTGGTACTTGCTCTTTAACCATTCACCAACAGAAGACTCTTGGTTTCTAATTGGTGCTTTGACATTGGTAACTTTCTGATTGTTGTATGTAGTCAATGGAGAGTTAACCACATTAGTATTACCAGATGCTTTAGTGATGTTCTCTTTCAGAGAAGCAGCATCACTTGATTTCTTAGTAACAGCATCAGCAGTATTTGGTTGACTTACTGCAAGAAGTTCAGATGCCTTAGCGTAACCTACATCAACTTTACGTTTATCGAACCAGCTAAGTTTCTGATAGGCATCATCTTCCTTAACGATCTCAGCGATTTTAGCATTGTCACCACCAGCCTGTGCATTTTTCTTAATCTGATCAAATGCACGTTTACTAATCTCACGTGTTCCACCAGTAGATTTATTACCCTGTGCATCAGTAGTAACTCCAGTAGCAGCAGAGTCACCAGACAACATTGCCTTACCAGTTTTTGGATTGAATGTAGCGAAGTCTTCTTTAATGACACCTTGACCATTAACAACTTTTTCAGTTTGGGTTAATACTCTGGTTTCATCTATGTTTCTCGCCTTCGCTCGTGCAATGGCTTCTTCACTCATACCATTTGCTCTCATGGTCTTTTCATCAACACCACCAGTACCACTTGATACGATATTTTGTTTATAGTTACTAGTTTCACCACCACTAGATGATGATTTTTGCTCTAGTGAAGTATTAGAACCAACACGAGTAGTTCCTTCATCTGGTCTGAATGGATACCATGGACCAATAGAAAACTTCTTACCTAGAACAGAGAATCCCATTTCTGGTATACCGAAGTCTTCAAATACACCCATAATCTTTTGAGCTAAACCTTTAAAGAAGTTTGTTACTGGTTTGAATACATTTGTGAGTGGAGTTACGATATATTCATCAATTAGTCCAAACAATGTTCTAGGGATAAACAAGAATGCATCAACAAGAGTACCCATTATCTCTTTAATAGGTTCCCATAGAGTCATCATAGACTCACCCAATTTTTTCATTGTCTCAATCGGACTCATGATAAATTCTTGAATCTTTTTAGGAATAAACAGAACTGCATCAACGAATGAAGAGAACATATCTGCAAAAGAGAAAGAGTCTAGGAATTTTTCTACAGCATCAAATCCGAGTGCTCCAGCAATCCAAGAGATAGCACCTTTGATCATATCGAGTACACCAAATACTAATCCATTGAATAGTCCTTTGATTGCACCACCAATTGCTCCTACGAATCCACCCTCTTCCCATCCAGCAAGCGCACCCTTAACTGTATCCCATACAGACATAATGATCATTAATGGATATGCGATTTTTGATACTATACCAGATACTGCAGAAAATAATTTACCGAACATACCTAGTTTGGTGCCAAGTCCTGCGAAAAATTCCATAAATCCACTAAGAGCATTTTTGACGAACGATACTGCTTTGCCGATTGGTCCACTAACCTCAGAGATTGTTCTGAACCCTGCAATAATTGGTTCTAAGAATCCAGTGACAGCAGTCTTTATGGTGGTGATAACTTTACCAATCATAGATCCTTCACCAAAGATTCCTTTAAAGAACTCTATTGCACCAGTGAATATACTACCTATCTTTCCAACTACATTTTTGAAAACACCCTTCATACTATCGACTAGCAACATTACAGTGACTTCAATGTTAAATAGAATCTTTCTTAAAGATGGAAACCATCTAGATAAAAACACAACCATCTTTTCGATGCCAACACCAATATTAACAACGAAAAATTTAACAGTCTTCGCCCATGCGGTTACTAGACCTGCAATAGTTCCAGCAATAATTCCAATAGTAGTCGCTAGTCCACCCAGACCAATACCACCACCTTCTTTAGTGTCCTCTTTCTTAACCTTTTCCGCTGTAGCAGGTCTTGTGTTTTCCTCTATCTTTTTCAATAACTTCATCTGCTCATCTTGATATCTACCTGTCTCAACTTCTGATTCGAGACTGGAATTTAGAGAGTCATTAGTTGATGATGAAACAATTTTACCCTTTGCCTGTCCACTTATTACATTTGTAAGTTTATCAATACTAGAAATCAACTCTTTTATTGTAGGTATAAGTCCACCTGTGTTGTCTCCACCACTGGCAGCTCTATTTCCAGGGAACTGAACTACGTTCGATCTTTGTTGTTCTAGTATTGCTTGCATTATTGTTTACTCTCTATTCTTCGTTTTTCTTCTTCTAAATGCTCGATTAACATATGGACATAAATTTCTCGTTCAAAGGGAATCATATCTTCAATGTCAACTAGCGAGTACTTATGATATTGTAGTAAAGCAAAATTCATTTTGTAATAGTTAGTTAGATTATCATGACAAAGGTTTATTAAAAAAAACTGTCCATACCCTCCAATCTAACATGGTGTGCTTTACTACAAACTGGACAGCTGTAGTTGATGTCATATGTTAGCTTTGGCATAGTCTCAAAGAACTTTTGAATCTTTGAGAACTGGTCTGTCGTTAGATTGTTAAGAAATTCTAGTATCTCGTCTTTCGTTTGATCCTTAGCATGATAAACTTCTCCGCCATCATAGATGTACTCTATTGACTGAGAGATAATATTAAAGACAGACTCAGTATCAGACTCACTGACATTCTGAAACTTTTTGATAATATCAACAGAAGGATACTTCATCACAACACCAACATCACCCCATAGGCTAAGTTTTTTGCTGTGGTCATCTTTAGATTCGACTTGAATCTGGCTCAAGTCGACTGAAACTTTTACTTTGGCTAACTTATTCTGTTCGCCATGATCTTCATCACAAGACATAATCAACTCTACAGTTTCACCAACAGATTTAGCTCTTAGTTGAGTGAAGATGTATTCCAAATCAAACATCGCAAGGCTCTCGACATCCAGTGGATCTGTTACACACGATGCTATGACAGTCTTTAAAGTATCAACCATAACTTTCTGATCTTCACTTTGTTGCGCCAGCATTAATGCTTTCTGATCCTTAACTAAGAATGGGCGATACTTTACAGTTTTCTTTAGTGATGGAACTACCAGACTATAAACTGGTGTATTATTTAATGGTAAAGCCATTATTATTCTCCTTTAGACATATTCTTGATTAACTTATTCAACTCAGCAGT